GCATGGGCAAGTTCCGCAGGTTTGTGGGCGGTTACAACGGTCATGCAATCAAGTTCTTTATCGAGGCGGGATTTGAGTATAAATGTTTCCCGAAGCCAGAAACCACTGAACTCCTTAAGCTCCAATCCACCACCAACTATGGGATAAACATAGAATACGCAAGGGAAGTCAAGAAAACGTGTGACAAATATTCCATAGACTATGAGGCTGTAAAGGAATACAACCGTGCTTACAACAAGCTTTACGAGGGAACGAACTACAAGAGGTACATACTTGACCCGCCCGACGGGAAGATAGGCGGACACTGTATTTTGAGTAACATACCATTATTCAAAAAGGATTTCGACAATGGATTCATAAAAATACTGGAGGATAATAATGCCCGATATTAAATCAGACTTTAGACCTGACGTGATAATAACTGACAAGAAGCCGACAAAAGTAGCGATAGTGGGATTTGCGCCCAACTGGGACAAAGCGCCGTTTGGGAATGACGACTTTGAGATTTGGGGCTTGAACGAGCTTTACAAGTATTTCAGCACGAAGAAAGAGGCGGTGGCGGACAGATGGTTTGAGATACATTCAAGGGAATCGCCTACTAAAAACATTCCAGAACACATGGAATGGCTAAAGCAATGCCCGATACCAATATACATGCATGACCATTACGACGATATTCCTTCAAGCGTTAAATATCCATTGGACGAAGTGTTGGAATTTGTCTATCAGAAAGGCATGAGGCTTGATGTTGCGATTGACGGTGGGTTTAGAAGAGAAAAGAACAGGTATGGGACAAACTCCATAACGTGGATGTTCCTTCTTGCGTGGATGGAAGGCTTCAAGGAGATACACATATACGGTGTAGACCTTGCGTGTAACGAGGAATACCTTTATCAGCGACCTAATCTTGAATACTATATCGGCGGTGCGCAGGTTGACGGCGTGACAGTGGTAATGCCGGAATCGTGCGATCTGCTAAAGGCGGCGCTTCTTTACGGTTTTGAGTCTGACAACAAGTTCAGAATCAAAATGAAGGAACGAAACGTGGAACTCTCTGGCAGAATCAAGGTATTGGCGAAGGAACTTGAAAAGATCGAACAGCAGAAGAAAGGCATAACGCAGGCTGAAATGAATCTCAAGGGACAGATCATAGCCCTTGAAGGATGTACAAAGGAGAATAAACATTGGCTGGCAAATTGGGTAGTGTAGCGTTTTTCGTAGGCTCAAGAGCTAATTACGGACGCTTGAAGTCTGTAATCGAAGAATCAAGAAAAGTATTTGACGTAAAAGTAATACTCGGAGCGTCCGGTTTATGGGAAAACATAGAAGCTGACGAGTACATATCGTGCCTTGTTTCTGGCGACACCACGAGAGAAATGGCACTTACCAGTGGCTTGTTGCACATACAGGCAACCAACATACTTGACAGGCTCAATCCTGACTGTCTGTTTGTACACGGTGACAGGTACGAAGTATTGAACGTAGCTCAGGTGGCGGCATACATGAATATTCCTGTGTGCCATACGGAAGGCGGCGAGCTTACCGGAACGATAGACGACAAGGTGAGGTATGCCATATCGTCTCTTTCGACCTATCATTTTCCGGTAACTAATCTGTCGGCTTCAAGACTGCTGTTTGCACGCAACAAAAATATTCATGTTGTCGGCTCAACGGCTATTGACAACTTGAAGAAACTGAAACTTGACACGGAGAACAAAGGGTACATCCTGGTACTCATGCATCCCAATACCACTGACTATGATCCGATAGAACCTCTTGTTGAGGCTGTGCAGGAGCTTGCGAAAAACCATTCTGTCATATGGATAAACCCCAATGTTGATGCTGGAAGCAACTATATGTTGAAAAAGATATACGGTGCCGGATTCAAGATAGTCAAAGGACTGTTACCGGAAGAATATTACCGAAAGCTTGCGCATTGTTCCGTTCTTGTAGGTAACACGTCGTCGGGAATAAAGGAAGGCGCGTATCTTGGAATCCCGTATGTGTGTATCGGCAAAAGACAAAAAGACAGGGAACACGACATAAACACAACATTTGCAACAAACGAACGGGACTGGATATTAAAAGCTGTGCATAAAGAAATCGGAAAGCGTTATCCCCCTTCATTCATGTTCGGCGACGGCACGGCGGGCGAAAAGATAGTGTCCGCACTATTATGATACTTGGCATAATACCTGCTCGCGGGGGCAGTGAAATGGTTGACAAGAACATACGCCCGCTGTGCGGTAAGCCGATGATAGAATACACAATAGAGGCTGCGGAAAATTCTGTGATTGACGACTGGTTTGTGTTTACAGATAAGTATTTCCAGTACCAGACACTTGGCATTCACCGACCACCTGAATATTCCAAAGGGGAACACGGAAGCGTTGTCAAGTGGCTTCCTTATGCGATCTGCGAATACGAACGGACACAAGGTGTTTCTGTGGACTACATATGTTTACTCCAGCCGACAAGCCCGTTGCGCACAGCGGAAGATATAAACAGGGCGGTAGAACTGATCTCTGGACACAGTCTTGTATCTGGGTACTATATGAGAATCAAGTCTGACGACGTTGACCATAAGACGATCAAGAATCATTTTCAGCGTAACGGTGCAATCTTTTTGTTTGACAGGCACATGGTAATGAAGGGTAAATTATGGGACGAGAACACCGTAAAGATGATCATGCCGAAACAGCGGAGCATAGATATTGACACCGAAGAGGACTTCTACATCGCAGAATGCGTTATTCGTCACCCCAAATAACGCATTTGCTATTGACATTTGACTAAAAATATGATATAATATATGTGGTATGACTATGTGGATAATTTCTATACTAAATTCTGTTGCAATTCTAATAATTGGTTACGTGCTTTATAAGCGCGAAGTTCCTGTTGTCGAAAAGAAGGACGCATATGACGCGTGGAGAGACAGGACTACCGGACTGTTAAGGAGTCAAAAGTGGAGGAAAGAATAGAGTGTTTTAATTGTGGCAAGTTGTTTGCCGTAAAGCAGAGAGGCTTCGTAATCTCAACGCCGAGTACATCAATAGCATTCCAGCCTGACGAAGAAGATACGGTAATAGAAATAGTATGTGGCAGATGCAAGAAGGAAACAACACTGATATTTGAATAACAATAATAATTTTTAGAGTGCTTAGACACCTTTTTCGTTTGGAAAGGTGTCTATTTTTATGACAAAAAACCGTAACGATTTTATGACAGAGGAAGAGCAGATAAGGATAGGCGACTATGTTTCCGATCTTGTCAACAACAAAGGCGACATGGGCGCCCTCTACACCGAGTGGGCTGACATAGAGGATTATTACGAAAACGAGCAGGAAGAAGTAATAGGCGCTCCAAACTCAAAGATAAACATTATTGCGGCAAACATTGAAGGTCAGGTCATGATGATTACCGAGCAGGACGTGTCGGTCATGACAGAAGGAGAAACTGCCGGAGATGACGACTTTGCCGAAGATGCCAGAATAGGAATCGAATGGACGCTGAGGAAGAATTACTTCAAGAGAGTTCTTAAATCATTCATAAGGCGTTTCAGCAAGTTCGGGATAGGTTGCTTCACTGTCCTTTATGACCCAGACGAGCTAAACGGGTTCGGGCTGTGCAAGATACACGCAATGCCGCTGACAAATGTTTTTGTTGACGGTTCGATAAAAGACCCGATCAGATATCAGGAAGCCGGATGGATAGCCGAAGCATGGAAAGTGTCAAAGAACCAGATAGAAAACTGGTATGGCAAAGACAAAGCCGAGACTGTGATATATGGACACGAGCTTTTGTCGAACAAAGACGTGTTCAATATTGATAATTCTTTTGAAGATTACAATTGCACAACTCTGATAAAGAGATGGTCACGCAATGAGGGCAAGTTAAGGCTTGAGGAATTTACCGGCGACGGATTCCTTTTATATGATTCCCACAAATCGGGAACACGTAAAAGCAACCAGAAGGATTCTGACGAATCAATAAAATCTTATTACAAATATGTAAAAGACAAGTATCCTGTTTTCTTTACTTTCCTATACGAGCGTGAAGGAAACCTCTGGAGCTTTGGGGACGGGAAACTCTTATTGCCGTTGCAGAAACTTCTTAACAAGCTTTACGACAATATCCTTATTTGTTCAAGACCTGACAAGCCGTTTATTGACACGCGTTCCAATATAGACGTAGACGATATAAACGAAAACTCCATAGACCCGATACCGTATGACGGTGAGGAACTTCAAGGAGCGCCTCCATTTACCACAATGAAATGGGGCAACACCAATGATAACTGGTGGAGCTTAATAAATGCCTTGCACGTTGAAGCGCAGAGGGTAACAAGGTTTTCAGACATAATGACCGGTCAGGTTTCCAAAGGGACAGACACGGCAACCGAAGCCGCAATACAGCAACAGCAGGGTTCAAAGTCTACTGACGACAAGAAGAACGACATACAGGTCACGTTGCAGGAAATGTGCGAATACATTCTCGGCATAATGATAGAAAAATATGACAAGGGCAGGACGTTCAGAATATCAGACAACAAGAAAGACTACAGATGGATAGACTTCCGAGAAATGACAAAAGTACCTGTCAAGATACCGGCAACAAAAGACTTCCGTGACAAGTCACTCAAAGCCGGAAAGAAACAGCTTGTTCCTAAGTGGGAGATACTCACAAAGGGCGACGGAAATCCAGTAACGAAGAATATAGAAATAGACATTAAGATCAGCATAGGCGCAGGGCTTCCGAGAAACAAGGCGTTCATAACAAAGTTCATGCAAGACCTTGCGGGGCTTGTGATGCTGACAAAAGACGGACAGCAGAGACCTGCTATATTCTGGGATGAGTTCAGGGACTTCATGCAGAAATACGTAGGACTTCCGATTGTCAGCAGTGAAAAGATAAACATTCCGCAGCCTATTGTTCAGCCTGGTAAATCAGGCGGTTCACAGTCACCCGATCCGTTAGCAAATCTATCGCAAGGTGGCGGGGTACAGATGCAACCCCTTAACACGGTGAAACAAGCATGAATATAAAAGACCATAACTCATTGATGAAAGTTGTATTCAACGGAAACAAGCACTTAAACCACGTAATGACTTCCGACCAGATTCAGAAATCAGACCTTCTCGAAAGTAGATATCCGTTAACGAGGATGCCTGTGTGCGGTCATTGTGAACGGCTTGCATACTGGAACGCAACAAACGCTTACTGCCCGCATTGTGGAACGGTAACAAAGAAACCTGTTACTTATAGTACCTATCTCGCAAGCGGTTACGACGTTGACACAGGAATAGCAAGCAAGATGATGGAGCTTGACAGAAGAAGAAAAATATTACCAGATTACGGAGAATGAAAAATGATAGCGTTAAATTCGTTGGTTATCGACAAAGACTACAGCGAACTTTCGGACGATATGAAACTGGAATACATGAAGCCAATATCGGAGTTCGGGCTGACAGAAACCTTTTACGGTGGAAACGTCAATCACATAGCCAAGATCAAGGACTCGCCGTTCTTCCTTTTAATGGACACATTGAAGGGCGGGTTAAAGATACGTGATGTTGCCGTAAAATCCCTTGAGGAAGTTGACTACAACATACTTCGCAAATATGCAACCAACAGAAAGCTTATAGATAAAACCGAGACAAAAGAGGAAATAATCAGCAGAATCAGCAAGGTAGCGCTTACCTTTGAAAGCGTAATACCTGTTGCGTGAACAGTGACAAAACACGTTTTGCACGGGAGTGCATAAATCCAAAGGAGCAGTAATGGCAGAAGAAATCATCGAACCAGTCGTAGAGACAGAAGAACCGGCAGAACAGAATCTTGACAATTACATACCCAAAGACGTAGCGCTTTCATGGAAAAAAGAAATGAAAGAGCTGAAAAAGAAATTGTCGGAATATGCGCAGAAGGATATCGAAGAAGACAAGAAAGCAAAAATGAACAAGATAAGGACGCTTGCGGTTGAAAAGGGATTAAGCGACGAAGAATCGGAAGTCTACTCAACACTTGCGGAAGAATTGTTCAAGTCCATTCCTTCACAAGACGCAATAGGAGCCGAGATTGAATCGGAGATTGACGACCTTGAAGACTTCTATCCAGGCATCAAGAAGATGAAGAAAGACCTTGTAGCGGTAGTAAAGATGTACAGGCGTGCAGACCCCGATTTTAGTGTAGAAGACGCGTACAAGCTGAAAGCTCCGGCTAAGAGTCCGAGAGAACTGAAGCTTGAAATCGAACAGCGACAAGCTAATCTCGAACGCGAACCTTCACCGGCGACTGGCTCACGTCCGCCCAAAAGTCCTTTAGACGAGGACGACAGGCGTGTATTGAAGAAAATGCAGGAAGCCCATCCGGAAGCCGGGTGGACAGAGGAAAAATTTATCAAAATCATGAACAGAACAAGGAGATGATATTATGTTCAGAATTAAAGGAGACCCCCAGATAAAGAACATACTCAAGCTGTATCCTGTTGCATCGACGGGCGGCAACGTTTCGTCAAGCGACGTGGGAAGCTTGGTAGTTCTTTCAAGCGGCAGAGGCTCCCTGAACCGTCCATCGTCTGACATATTCAGCCTGACTACGGCTGGTGGTTATTTACCCGTAGCAGGAATACTTGTAGGTATCAGTGAAAGTTCCGGCGTTGATGTCGGAAGCACAGTTGCCTATTTGAAAGTTCAGCCGATAGCGGCAGGTGAAGTACTTGAAGCAGACTACACGACCGACACAACTTTTTGGACTCAGGCAAACGAATATCTTGTGACAACGAACCTCGGAAACTATTTGAGGGTATGTGGCGCAGGAAGTTCTTCAAGCGTAGGCTCAACAGCAGGCGCAATCACAGTTGGTACAACCGACCAGTTGCCATTGGCACAGTCGCAGTATATTGACGTATCAACAGGCGAGACGGCGGCTGCAAGCTCTTATCCGTTCCAGTTACAAAACTATTCAACAAAATACAAGACTGTCGATGTGGTGTTGGTAGCTAATACAACCGCATTCGCCGGTCGTGCATATTAAGGAGGTGGGATAAATGGCGACTACTCTTACAAGCGATATATCAAGAATGTTGGAAGCTGGCTGCACAGATGTTTTTACAGCCAATTTCGACACATATCCCAGAGAACACCCAGGTTTTACCACGGCAAAAAAGGCAGACAAAGAAACCATGATCTATGATTCAATGGGCAACATCGGGGCGGCGGAGATAAAGACCGAAGGTTCGAGCATCCCATACAGAAAGATAGTTCAGGCGTATCAGACAACCGTGTCAATGAAGACTATCACAAACGGTATCTCGTTCTCGATAGAGGCGTTGAATTACGACCTTTACAAAGTTACTGCCGAAGCAAGAGCTAAAGAACTTGCGAGAACGATGGTTGACTTTGAGGAAGAAAGATGCATACGGTGGGTAAACAATGCAACATCCGCAAGCTACGCATTAGCTGATGGACAGCCTCTTGCTACCAACTCAAGGGCATTGAAGAACACCGCTGGTGTATTCAATGACACATATGCAACTGCGTCCTCGTTGAAGACACCTGAAAACCACAAGACAATGATTAAAATGTTTGCGGACTTCAAAACTCACGCAAACACACCTATGAAGTCGTATCCGACAAGCGGATTGACGCACAGGTACAACATGGCTGACATCGAGGAAATCTACCAGAGCGACAGGAAGGCGAACGAGTTCTCGAATACAAAGAACTCCCTGCCTTCAATAAGCTGGACGTATTCGACTTATATGACAGACACCAATGCTTGGATGATGTGGGACGGCAGGTTCGAACACATTATCAATGTCAAGTTTAAGGACACTTACACAAACAGCTATGAAGACGTTAAGGACACTCTGAACTTCTACTACAATGCTGTAGCGATGTACGAGACCGGATGCTTGCCGAACATTGGCATAGTTTACAACGACGGGGCTTAATAATTAAAAGGTCATTGGGCGGGTTAAAATCCGCCCTATAGCCTTATGAAAGGGTGATAACAAAATGGCTAAAAAGTACACGATGGGCGTCGACACGGATTTTTACGCACAGGACGCATCCACTCAATACAAGGTAATAACTTCCAGCGGGGAAATTCTTGGCACTAAACTATGTTACGGCAACTCGACAGCCAATACGCTTGTTGATAGTTCGGGACAGGTTTTCTACAAGGGCGTCGACATTTTTGAGGACTTGGCAAGAACGGTGCAGACAATCTCAAGTGGCGCGGCAAGTTCGGGAACGGCAATCAACGGCTACGGGATAACCGTGTTCCAGGGCGACACAGGCGGTTCTTTCCAGATGAACGCTCCCTCATATCCGCAGGCAAGGAAGACGATAATCTTTACACAGGGAAGCTCTATAGCGAGAGTTATAAGCTCAACGAACACTACTGGTTCTACAGACAACGACAG